CAAATCGGCAAGACAAAAGCGGAAGCGAATAATTCCACGCAGTCTGTCTTGCAAAATTATCTCAAATAACTTTCTCGAAAGGAGAGAAACAAAATGATTTTTAAGGAAACCGCTATTGCTGGTGGCGTTGAAATCCTGGCTTCCAAGGATTTTCAGGCCATCCCGATCAAGGTTGCGACTCCCAGCGGCGAAGGCGTAACCACCACGGTTGTTAAGGCCGGCACCCCGCTGACCGCTGCTGGCGCGTCTACGACTGGTTCTGGCGCTGTTGGCATCCTCCTCTATGATGTCGATACTGCTCTGAATCCCAATGGTGCCGCCGTTGTACAGGGCATTATCGATAGCACGAAGGCCCAGGCGCATTCCGGTGTGACCTATGCTGCCGCCTTGGCGACTGCGCTCCCCGGCATTGTGCTTCGCACCAATATCGGTGTGAATTCCTGACAGGAGGGATAAAAGATGGATTTTACTGAACTGTTTAGCCCCGCTACGATTGCGGCCAACTGGACTGAAGCCGCCAGCAACCGTATTCCCCCCCGCCCGGAAACAGGCTGGTCTTGACCTGAAGTGGATCAAGGGCCACAAGGGCATTCCTGTGTCTCTGATGCCTTCTGCGTTTGATGCCAAGGCCACTTTCCGCGACCGGATTGGCGTCGAAAAACTGGAAACTGAAATGCCGTTCTTCCGTGAAGGCTACAAGATCAAGGAACGCGACCGTCAGGACATCCTGCGTGCGCAGAGTTCTAATGATCCGTACGCCCGTGCGGTTATCGCCCGTGTATATGATGATACGAACGACCTGATTGAAGGCGCCAATGTCGTACCTGAGCGTGAACGCATGCAGCTGCTGTTCCCTCTGAACGGTAATATGGGCATCGCAATCAAGGCAAACGGCGTGGACTATACCTACAATTACGACCCCAACGGCACTTGGAAGAGCAATAACTACTTCGCTCTGACCAGTACCGCCCTTTGGACTGCGGCTGCGACTGCTGATCCTTTCAATGATTTCAAAACCGTGCGTGATGCGCTTGTCGCGCGTACTGGCGTTGCCCCGGCTTATGCGATCATGAATACCACCACTTTCAACCTGATGGGTCAGACTGCTGCCGTAAAGAATCGCTACCTGACCAAGAATGGTATGTCTCTGGGCTACCTTACCGATCGCGAAGTCCGTGCGGTTCTGGAAGACACAACCGGCCTCCAGATTGTTGTGTACGATAAGCAGTATCGCAATGAAAACAAAGTCGCTTCCAAGTTCGTCCCCGACGGCTATGTTGCTATCATCCCCGCTGGCTCTCTTGGTGAAACCGCCTATGGCACCACCCCTGAAGAAGCTGATCTGATGGGTTCCAATGCTGGCCAGGTTGCCCTGGTGAATACTGGTGTTGCCATTACCCGCATCGTGGATGCCCACCCCGTAAATACCAACATCTTCGCTTCCGAAATTGTCCTGCCCAGCTATGAGCGGATGGATGAAGTTGGTCTGCTGAAAGTCACCGCTTGATAGGCGGTGATCATGATGAAGGTAGTTGCGAAAAATTGGATCAACTACGATGGGAAATGGCACGGCCCTGGTGATGGATTTCAAATTAAGAACGCTGATTTCTCCGGCATGGAACCGCTTGTTGTAATGGACGAGCCAACCGAAGAGCAAACTGTTCCTGAAGGTGAAACCGCAAAAGTAAGGCGGAAGCCTGGGCCAAAGCCAAAAGAAAAGTGAAAGGAGGCGGTCAGGGTGGCCACCAACGAACAGATCCAAATGCTTCGTGGCATTGTTGATAAGAAGTATAAGAAGTACGATGATGACATTCTGATCGCCTACCTTGATATGGCAGAAAGGAAAATCCTCAACAGGGCGTATCCGTATAAGGACTTTGAAAACCTTTCGATGCCAAAGAAATATGAAGGGCTACAAGTGGAAATTGCGGCGTATATGATTAATAAACGCGGCGCAGAGGGAGAAATCCAGCACATTGAAAACGGGACGCACAGAAACTACGGAAGCGCTGACGTGCCTGACGATATGCTTTCTGAAATTGTTCCGTTTTGCGGGGTGATCGAGTGAGACTTCTTGAGCGGAACATGGTCGATTTCGTGTATAAACCGTTTCTTTCAAAAAATGAAATTTTGAAGGACGGGCGAAAAACAGGGAACTACGACCTGGTTTATGGATCCTCCGTTGAGTATGAAGGAAACATTGCACCGCCATCTGCGTTTGCAACGAATCAGTTGTTCGGCGTTGAAACAAAGTATACGCACGTATTGCTCATGGACGACCCAGATGCGGATATTCAGGAAGACGGCTTGATTGAATGCAAAGGGAAAACTTATGAAATAAAAGCCGTTCGCCCTTCTCTGAATGTTCTCGCGGTAGCACTCAAACAACGCACAGAAAACAGCTACCTATAAGAGGGAAAAATGGGAACCAAAACCATCAGCTTTAGCTTTGACGTAAAAAGCATAAATGCTGCGGTAAAAGAACTGAGCAGTTATAGGGATGAATTCAAAAGGAAACTGGACGAATTGATCCGGCGGCTGACTGAGGAAGGGAAAGAGATCGCCCAACTTCAGGTGCTTACCCTTGGCGCGTTTGACACGGGTGAACTTGCAGACAGCATTCAAGGGTACTACAGCCCATCGCTCAGAACTGGATTTATTAGAGCCGGTGCATGGTATGCAGTATACGTCGAGTATGGTACTGGCGTTGTCGGGGCTTCATCTCCACATCCTATGCCCGTTGGCTGGGCTTATGACGTTAATAGCCATGGAGAAAGCGGATGGGTTTACATGAGTGACCGAGACAATCAATTCCACTGGACCAAGGGACAACCAAGCAGCCCGTTCATGTACAACACTCTAAGAGAATTGGAACGGATCGCCGAAAGGGTAGCATCAGAAGTATTCGACAAAGGCTAATGGAGGTAAAGCATGATTGACATTGAGATTGATGTTTTCGATTATGTGAGCCGCAAGTTGGCCGAAGAAAAACCGAATGTATCCTTTGAAAGCGTTTTCGTTCCTGAACTTTCCAAATTTCCTCATGCAACCCTGATGGAAATGGACAACATTACCGACAACAGGCGTGGCACCCAAAGGACCGCAGAAGAATACGCCATAGTGACATACGAAGCACAAGTGTATGCACTTGATATCCATATTGTCACCCGGTATCAGGCCGAGGCAGACAAAGAAAAAGTGATCTATAGGCGACGGTAAATCCGTCAATAATGACTATAAGAAAGGATGATTCCGATATGTCTGAAGTTCCTACCACTACCACTGCAACGGTTCGCGGCATTGCAACCTATCAGACGTACCTGATGTACAAAAGCACTGAATCCGGCACCTATCAGAAACTGCTGGACATTACGTCCTTCCCGGATCTGATCGGTACCCCTGAACGTATCGACATTACCTCTCTGTCTGATGCGCAGCGCGTGTATATCAGCGGTATCCAGGACCGTGAAGATATGACGTTCAACGCCAACTACACCCCCGAACAGTTTGCGGCTGTTAATGACCTGCGTGGTCAGCAACTGTATTTCGCAGTTTGGTTCGGCGCGACTGGCGATCCCGGTTCTGAAGTGCCTGATGGAAGCAAGGGCAAGTTCTCTTGGCAGGGCGACGTTGTTGCAGGTGTAACTGGCGGTGGCGTAAACGAAGCGGTTGGTATGACCGTTACTTGCACCCCCAGCACGATCATCGAATTTGATGATGGTAATTGAAATACGCATAGTTTAATTGAGGAGGAAAATAATGGGTAAGCAGATTGTTCTGAAGCACGGCGAACGAGAATACACGCTGGAGTTCAACCGCAAAGTGGTGGAACGCATGGAGCGTAACGGGTTCGAGATTGATACTGACAAGCCCTATACCATGGTGACTACACTGTTCCGTGGGGCCTTCCAGATGCACCACCGTGGGGTTGACAATGATAAGATCCAGGAAATCTGGGATGCGCAGAATAAGAAGGAAGACCTGCTTGCCGCGCTTGTTCAGATGTACATGGAACCCATTACCTCCCTGATGGGCGATGCTGAAGGTGAAGACGAAAACCCTACCTGGAAGCTGATCTGACGGTCGAGAAGCCTAAGGATCGAAAAACCATGGGGGAAACTTTCAACGAAGCATTCCCTCATTACCTTGCGATGGGCATGAGCTATAGCGACTATTGGGAAAACGATTGTACTATGGTGATTGCCTATCGCAAGGCATTCCAAATACGGCAAGAACAAGAGTTATATTTATAATGCTCTTTGCGACGTTTCTCCCCTGTTACACGCCTTTGCAAAAAGCGGAACAAAAGTCAGGCCGTATTCATCAAAACCGTATCAGTTTTCAAGCCAACAGAGCAACGCCGTTAAGCAAAAACGGAAAGAAAAATCTGTTAGCCCTGAGTTCGCAAAAATGCATGCATTTGTCGAGGAATTTAATCGTGGTTTCATAAAACGCCAAGCAGAGAAAAAAGCAAAACAAGCACGGGAAGGAGTGACCAAGGATGTCTGAAGTTCAGGCGCTTGAACTGCAAATTAGGGATAATGCGCAGGAAGCAGTTAATGGACTGGATTCCTTGGTTTCTTCTTTGCAGAGAATTAAAGGTGCGGTTGGGCGTGGTTTGAACCTTGGCAAAGCAGCTGAACAGCTTGAAAAAATGACTGCCGCCTTGTCTGCCAATATCCCGGAAGAAAATGTAGCCAAACTTGAACGTATCGTTACGGCGCTTGAGCGTTTGAAGGGCCTTGGGAAAATCAATATGTCTGGCGTTACAAAGGCGCTTGATTCTTCTGGCCTTCAAGGCGCACAAGACGCGATTCGGCAGGGTGCGCAAGCGATGGATGACACCATCAAAGAAACGCAGGGCCATATAGAAGAAATGGGCAACAGCGCAAAAACCGCTACCAATCCGCTGAAAGACTTCTTGAATGGCCTGAAGGAAACAACGAAGGGCGCGAAAAAAACTGATGGTGTTTTGAAAACGTTGGCTTCTTCGTTCGCCAGAATCGCTATGTACAGAATGTTGCGTACAGCCGTAAAGGAATTGACGGATGCGTTCAAGTTTGGCATTGCGAATGTAAGGGAGTACAGCAAGGCGATTGGCTCTTCCTTTGCAAGGGATATGGAAGCGGCTAATAACGCTACATTCAAAATGAAAAATTCCATCGGTGCCGCATTGGCTCCGGTGTTGCAATCGTTGATCCCCATCTTGCAGACGGTAACAAGTTGGGTTATTACGGTCGTGAATGCATTTAATCAGTTGTTCTCTCTGCTGCGTGGCCAATCCACTTGGACCCGCGCTACGGATGCAGCTGCCAGTTCAATGGATAAAGTCAAGAATTCCGCCGGGGGCGCTTCCAAAGAAATCAAAAACCTCCTTGCCGACTGGGATGAACTGAATATTATCCAGTCCGAATCCGGCGGCGGTGGGGGCGGTGGCGGCGGATATAAGCCGATTGACTATGAGAGTATGTTTGAAGAAGTCGATGTGTTCGACCAGCGGATACGCAATATTGTTAAATGGATAAAAGACCACATGGACCAAATTTTGAGCATCGCAAAAAAGATAGGTTTGGCTCTTTTGGCTTGGAACGTGTCGAACGCACTGACCGGTGTTCTAGCAACTCTAGCTGGGCTTGTAGCTGCTGGTCTTGTTGCAGGGATAACCTGGGATTTGGTCATAATGTTTGATACAGAATATTTAAAAACCGGAGAGCCAGGGTGGTTAATCGCCGACGTTCTTACAACGGCCATTGGCTCATATTTTGCTTATAGTATATTAGAAAAAGTTCTTGGGCATGGCAGTGGAGAAGTGGCTGCAGCAATTACAATTTTAGTAAGTGCGCTTGCGTCTGTTAAGGCGCTAATTGACGAAACAGATGTTTCCGCACTATCTCAAGAAAGCCTTGCATTGGCGCTCGAAACTGCCTTAAAGGGTGGCGTTGGTATTGCACTTGGCGCGCATAAAATATTTAACATGACTGGTGGTGACGCTGCATTGGGCGGCGTTGCGGCAACCGGGCATGTGTTTGGTGCAACAATTGGGATTAAGGCGATTGCCGAGTCTATCCAAACCGGAGAAACGGCAGAAACGCTTGGTGCAAAAGCCATTTCCTCTCTTTCGATGGGTGCCGGCGCGTATGGGATATTTAAAACAATGGGTTTCTTTGGAAACAACCTTATTAAAGGTGCTGGGGGTGCTTCTCTCGTTACGCTTGGCGCTACAATCGGAATAAGCGCGGTAGTTGAAGCGGTCGAATCTGGGATAACGTTAGAAAACTTGGCTGAGATTGCCTTGTCTGCTCTTGGTATCGGAGTCGGAGCCGGGCTTTTAGCAACAATGGTTGGTGCTGGAGCCACCACTGCAGCTGTTGCCGGATTAATTGCTGGTGGTAGCGTTATTGCAATCGCTGCGGCAGCAATCGGTATAGCGGCGTATATAAAGAGTAAGCCTGAAAGCGTACAGTGGGGAGATGTATCGCTGACAGAGAAAGAAGTACAGGCTTTTGTCGAGCAAAAAATGTTTGACGTCGATGCACAGGCGAACATCAAACTGGTCAAGGCTACTGTAAGCGCAAACGATGCCGTACTTGATTCCTTGACGTCTGATATTGCCGCAACCGTTCCGAAACAGAACGTTGTCAGGCTTGGGCTTGCTGATGAGGATACTTACAATGATCTGATAAAGCAGTTCTTTGGGGAAGACGGGAACGGCGGCGTTATGGGTAAAATCAAAGAATATTGCAAGACCCAAACGAACGTGATCGAAACCGGAATATCTATGGTGCCAGTTATTAATGAAGCCGGTGAGGACCAAAGTGCTCAATTCCTTCAATCTGGTATTACAGGATGGGCCGACGTTGAGCAGTACATGTTAGGCCTTGGTTCACAATTGAGTGAACTGCTGAAAAAAGGCGCGAAAGATGGTTTGAATGATTTTGACCAGAAACTTGTTGATGAATTGCTGGACAAAATCAATTCCGCCACTCAGGCGATTACATCTGCTCAGATCGGAGGCCGCGCAGCGGCAGAATTACAGATTGGGCTTGGGGATCTGGACGAAAAATCTTTCGAGAATGTAGTTTCTTTGTTTGGTGATTATAAAAATCAGTTAAAAGAAGCATACACGGAATCCCGCTATCAAGCGGCAGAAAGCTTTGGCGCTTTGGCTGAATATTATAGATTACGTGGCAACACAGAACTGGCCGATAAATATAGCGGGATGTATCATCAACTGATTGATAATATCACCCAAGAAGTAAACGACGCAGTTGAAAAAGCTTCAAAACTTGGAAAAGAAGAAGTTGTAAATGCAATCAATAAATTCTATGGCGACGCGTTCTTGCAAGTTGCAGATGATTTTAAGAATGACAAATCATACAATGTGTTGTTTGATACGATTTGGGGCAACGTTCTGAATGAGGAAGGCCCACAGGCTGCAATGCGTGCTTTTTTGAACCAATATACCGGTATCTCAGAAAAGGCGCTCGAAGCCATCGATTCTTCCGGGTGGGAATTGCTCCCAAAGGAAATTCAAGGCGAATTGAAAAAAGCGTGGTCCGATGCGTTTGGGCAAGACTTTGCCGATGCATTTGTATATGCGCTTGAAAATGGCCTACAAGAAATTGGCGACTATACACCGAAGATTCCCGAAACGGTTGTTCCTCCTGTTGAGGAAGCAGTGTACGGCGCCACCGAGCCTGTACAAGTAGAA